TTTTCATGGTTATCAGTTAATATTATTTCTTGCTTTCTGAACTTATCAGATATTACTTGTACTTCTTTTAATTTGTTAACCGTTCCTGTAAATGTTAAATTGCTCATAATTGTAAATGTTTAGTTGTTAAAATTTTAATTTATTTGAAATCCTTTGTATTATTACTTTTTCTTCTTGCTTAATCTTTAATATTAGATCATCAACATTTTTATTTAAGTCTTCTGCTAATTCAGATACTATAGCACTATCTTTTTTAGATGTAAATATAACTCTTTCCCTTGTTACTTCCAATAAGAATAAAGGCATTAGAAGGTAATCAGGATTGAAGGAAGCGAAGTATAATCTTTCTATGCTTTCATCCATTGCAAAAAAATTAACTATTTGCCATACATACTCTAAAGGTATTTTATTATCTCTTACATAGCTGTTATGTACTTTAGCTGAAGGGCATTTAATTTCTAGTCCTATCTTTTCGCATAATGAAATACCATCAGGAGAGTGACCATGATAATCATTTCTACCAATCCAACCAGCATCTTTAAATATTATACCAGTTTCTTTTGTTACTTCTTCAATTGCTAAAGGTTCTAAATCAATTCCACGTTGCATAGCTTCAGATGTGAATCCTTCTTCATAATTAAAGAAGGTGTTTCTTTCACTCATTACTTCATCAAATATTACAGCTTCAGTAATTGATTTTTTAACCTGTACAGATTTAGCTCTAGTACCTCCAATTTTAGCGTTTTTTAATTCGTGCCATTCTTCAGAACCTTGTTTTAATTTATAGTCTATATACATATTAAGATAACTTTTCTTTTAATGAATCTTTTAAAGCCATTACTTCCTTATTACTTTGTTGGTTAGATTGTAGTGCTTTCCATGCAGTAACAAGTGAATCAATATCTTTACAAGCTTTTAAATTAGCTTTAGCAGTTTTAATTAAAGCATTGTATTCTGTTGCTATTTCGCTATCTGTTTTCTTTATTTCAGTACCATCTGCATCTGAATCAACATCTGTTACTAAACCTAAAGCACTAGAAAGTGAATATCTTCTATAGTATGTTATTCCTGATCCGTTAACTTGATAAGTATTCATACCTTTTAAAGTTATTCCTTGAGGTATCTCTGTAATACTTTCTAAACTTTCTCCACTTTCAGTATGGAAAATAATAGTTTTAATGTTAGTTCCTTCTATTAATTGAGTAAATCCTAAATCATGCCTTTTTAATATTGGATTGATTACTTTAAAAATAGTTTTTAGATCTGAATAAGTATATCCATATCCTTTAGTTCCTTGATGAATAGCTGGTACTTCTTGCTGAAATCCTGCTAATGCTTTAAATAAATTTTTCATAGTGTTTTGTTTTAGTGTTTGGTAAAGATAGTTATTTAGTATTTAAAATAATACCGTTTGAACTTTTTTTAAAGTAATTAACTAAATACTGTTTTTTCTTACTTCATGTAATACATCGTGTATTATATCAGTTAATTGATCTAAATATTCTTCATTAACTACATTTCTTTTTTCTAATTCATCTAATAAACAATTACCCATATTATTCCACCTATTAAATACTTGTTTAGGCTTTTGTTTTAATTCTCCTCTTAAATGCTCCGACTGTTCTATAGTTGCTTTCATTAAAGCTAACATTATATTACTTTCTAAAACTATTTTTTTATTTTCCATCTTTTGCTCTTTGTTCGTTTATTTTAATTTTGTTTTTTATTTCCTGCTGAATATCTATATCATAATGTTTAGCAAAATTTAAACATACCATTATAACATCTGCTAACTCTTCACATACTGAAATATGCATAGGCTTAAAACCTAAGCTATCTTTTCTAGTCCACCAGTCTAAAGCAGTTTTAAATTCTTTTACTTCTTCATCTAGTTTATCTATAAACTCTATATAAGTAGTAGAGGGCTTTATATACCCTCTATCTACTATAGTTTTATAATTATCTTCTATTAACTCTTTCATTAAAATAAACTTTTTTGTTCTACAGCTTCTTTAAACCTATCATTAGCTAAATCTAAATTAATCTTAGCTTGTTTAAAATAACTATCTTTTAATTCTATTCCTATTGCTTTTCTACCTAATGATACTGGAGAATAAACTTCTGATCCTACACCCATAAAAGGAGTTAAAACTACCTCACCTTTATTAGAGTACATTTCAACTATTCTATCAATTACATCTAATTGTAATGGGTGTACGTGCTTTTCATCGTCCTCTTCTCTAGAATCTCTAAAAGGTAAAACATTATCAATCCTAATATCATCCCACACAGAACTAGCGTACCTTTGCCATATGTAATGAGATAATTTATTACTTTTTGGATCTTTATGATTCTTAAATTCTATATTTAAGTACTCCCATAACTGAGACTCGTTTAAATCAGATTTATTAGCATTATTCCATGCTCTTAAAATGTTAGGTAATATTGGAGTTTCTCCATAATACTTTTTTAATCCGTTTGGATGAGTTACAGGTACTTGATTAGTTCCTTTCTTAGTAAATATTAAAACATAGTCAGGCATTGCAGTAAAACATTTTGTAGAATCTTCTACTATAAATTTATGCATTAAACTTTGTACCATTGTTCTCATTCTAACCTTTAAAGGCTCTTTCCATATTGTTATACGATTTCTATATTCAAAACCATACTTTTCATGTATTTTAATTACTTCGTGTGGGAAGTCCCATAGTCTACAAACATTATCAAATACATCAGTACAATGTACAGCAGTTATACGACCATCTTTAGTAACTCTTGCAATTTGCTCAACTAAATACTCATACTGTTCTAAAAATTGCTCTTTACTTTCACAGTTACTAAAATCATTATCACTACTAGAATAATTATATAGTCCTGCAAATGGTGGAGAGTATACCGATAAATCAACAGACTTATCTTCTAGTGTAGGCATTACGTACATGCAATCACTATTATAAATTGCGTAATCTTCTGTTACTAATTGTTCTTTTACTTTGTTCATTGTTTTTAAAATTTAGGTTTAATAATTGCGTTTTCGAATTGTTTAATAGTTTCTGAATAAACAGAATTTACATTTTTTGTTAAGTTTTCGTATAGTTGTATAGCTTTTTCTGTTTTTTGCTGTAATGCTTCTAATACTCTAGTTTGACCATCTGATATAACTAAATCAATAGTAACATCTTTTTTCTGTCCAAATCTCCAAAACCTTCTAATAGCTTGATAGTATTGTTCATATGAATATGTAGGGAAAAATACAGAATGATTACAGTGCTGCCAATTTAAACCCATACCAGTCATTTTAGCCTTAGTAATTAATCTTTTAATATTACCCTTAGCAAAATCCATTAGTATCTGTTCTTTTTTATCTATAGTCATACTTCCAGTAATTTCTACAGCTTCAGGATCTAACTTTTTTATTAATGAACTTTCATCATTTAAGTTAACCCAATATACAGAAGTTTTATCTTTTGCTAATTCGACAGCTTTAATACATCTATCCTCTAAAGTTACTTTTTGCTCGTGTCTAATTTCTCTAAATGATTTAGCTACAAAAGTGAACATTTTAACCTGTCCATCTACATCTAAAGTACATGTATTTTCTACTACGTGTCTATTTGTAATTAATTCAGGTAACTCATATCTAGTATTATCATACCCTAAATCGCTAGGCATTTTTACCATCATACTCCATTGATTAACCCATGCAAAAAAACTTTTTTCTGCGTGAGGTTTTAGATAGTATTTTTCACCTATATTTTTAGATTGTTTTGCTATACTAGCCATGTTATTTTTAAAGAACTTAGTAAGCATATCCATATAGCCCATATAACCTAAAGCTTCTGAAGATGTACCTAATTCTATAAAATCATTTGGAGAGGGTGTAGCAGTTGAAAGAAATCTATAAGGAATCTTTTTAACAAAGCTTGTAACTTGATTTTTAATTTTACCATCAAAGTTTTTTAATATACTTGATTCATCTAATATAACACCTTGAAAGTCTTCTTTATTAAAATAGTGTAATCTTTCATAATTACATATTACTATGCTTTTAGAGTAGTTACCATCTTTAGAGTATTCTATATCTGTAATACCTAACTTTTCAGCTTCTATTATAAATTGAAAAGCAACAGCTAAAGGAGTTAATATTAATACTTTTCCGTTAGTGTGGTTAACTATGTTTTGTGCTATAGCTACCTGCATTAAAGTCTTACCTAATCCAGTATCTGCAAAAATAGCCATCCTACCTTTGCTAACTGCTTTCTCAATAATTGCTTTTTGGAAATCAAAAGCCATATCAGGAATGTAGTTAGCTTTAAAACCAAAATCACCTATTGAGTGCTTTTTGTTTTCTAAAAATTCTAAATAATCCATAAATTGTTTTGTTTTAGTGTTTAGTGAAGTTAGTTATTTATTTGTGTTATAATTTAAAAAAAGTTTATTTGAATGTTATTTAGAACGGTT